GGTGCCGTAGGAGCGATTGCAGCTCTTTTCGGTTTCACCAATGTGCCTGTTATAGCAGATACCTCCCCAATGCGTTCAGAGTGTTTTCCGAAATTCTCTTCGAGTGAGATCGGTTATCCGATCGAACGCCTTACGTTAGATCCTAAGAATGAACTTTCTGTGGATCCTCGTATTACTGGATTAGCGTCCGGTAAGGATGAAATGACGCTTGTGTCAATGGCAACACGAGAATCTTTCCTGGCTAAGGCCGTATGGTCCACTACTAACCAGGTTGATGCTACGTTATTTTATTCTAACGTAGCACCAACCTTGTATGATAATGATGGTGGAGCCCAATCTAAGTTGTATATGACACCTATGGCACATGTTGCTAAGGCGTTTAAAGACTGGCGGGGTTCCGTTATCTTTCGGTTCCATATTGTTTCTTCTAAGTATCATAAGGGAAAGTTGCGTATTAGTTTCGATCCCTCTGGGTACGCCGCACAGCACGTTGGTAACACTACCATCAGTGCAAACGTTGTACATACCGCAATTGTGGACCTTGGCGTGTCGAATGATATTGAGTTTGCAGTGCCTTACCAACAGGCACTTCAATTCCTGGTTGTTCGGAGTGCATTTGTTACTTCCAATCAATTTTGGAAGACAAATACTGAGATGTCAGCGTTTTCATACGATGGCAACTACGATAATGGTTCCATTATCGTGCGTGTATTGAACCAGCTCACAGCACCAGTTCTTACTTCCGAGGTTGACATCTTGGTTTATGTTCGAGCTGGTGATGATATTGAGTTTGCCAACCCTACGCCAGTGGATACTTCGGCACGGATTAGTGTCTTTGCTCCTCAGAGTGAAGAAATTTCCGAGCCCATTGTAGCCAAAACCATTGTGTTATCTGAAACTCGGTCGTCTACGGACGATCAGTATCTAGTGCACTATGGTGAGAACATTCGTTCTTTGCGACAGCTGTTGCGTCGATATGAACTTGTTCAAGTCGAAGGTGTTATTCCAGCTAGCACCAATTCATATGGTCACTTTTCGAAGGGATTTATGAAGATGCCACTTCAACCTGGCTTCAAAAGTAATGGTTATTCATTGGCAAATACCATTGTTGCAGCTGAAACCCCGGTGGGGTACAATTTCTCTCATTTGACGGCTCTTTCTTGGTTCGCCCCTGCATTTTTATGCTATCGTGGTTCCATGAACTGGTCTTTCGATGTGACTGCACCATATAGTTTCCAACACCTACGGGTGAACCGAGACAATGTGTCTAGAGCTTCTGCGGATTTGAGTCTTTCACAGACCGCATACACCACCACTAACCAACTCGAGGCTATGGTACGTCAGTACAATAACTCGGGAGCTTCTGGGCAATGTTTGACCAATCAAACAACCCAGTCTGGCATCAACGTGCA